CCTGGGCTCCGCTGGCGACCACCTCTGCGATGTCGCGTACGCCGTTACCCAGGTCACTCGCCCGCTTCGTGAGCTTGTCCCACGTCCAATCACTCGCAACACCGTGATGTGTGTGCCCTGCACTGGCAGGATTAGACAAATCAAACCTCACTCGCCATTCAGTTGTTACAAGATATTCGAGATTAACTTCCTGTGGATTATTCACGACGATAGGTGCCCAGCCTGTCGGCTCTGGCGCATCTTGATCGAACGTGAAATCTGCATCCAAATAATCAGATAAAGTTGTGAACTCAGAAATCTGTGACATTGAAAGGGGGTATGAATTTATCTGAACACCGCGCAACGCCAACTTTGCAGCTGACATCATCCTGGGATTTTGATATTGGACAAATAATGCCGCAAAGTCATCCCAGGACTGTGTGCGCGCCCCAATTTGGGCTTGGGTGTTCATTACACCGGCGTAAATGATTCCCGCGGTTGTTTGCAACGGGTTGGGGTTCAGGATCTGAACAGAAAGTGCTGCTGGCACACAAGTTGCCATGGAAGAACCTTGTGAAAGGAAATCAAGGGGTGCACGAATACGATGGGAATTGTCAGTTCCATTTATCGCTATGCTTCCGGCCACATCGTAGACCGCGCATACATTCGTCCAGTCAGCTGGTTGACCGCCCGCGCTTCCCAACACTGATGGGTTCTTGAAAGTACCAATCAGCACATCCCGCACCGATGTTTGAAATCGGCGCGTAGTGCGCACAACCGTGTACGGACCAACCGCCCTTGGAAGGGCAAGATGGTGGGGTAATTTGGCGTCCCAGACAGCCATCGAAGTAGATTTAGAATCACATCCGAATGCTTTCCTTGGTAGACTCCCGACCCCTTGTGCAAGCACGTCTGTCGCTCTGCTCCTCATCCCGCCGCGGCTGGCCTTCTTCGGAGAAGTTTTCTTCTTCTTGAAAGTGCCAGTCCTCTTGTTCTTCATAGCCCTCGCCATGATTGCACAAGTTATCGTGCGCGCCTTCTCGACTCAACGTTGAGTGTCAGGGGACTCTTTCTGCGCGAATAGAGACACCACAACGTATCACAAAAATCACATGGCCCCCATGGCCATGGCCTACTGGTCCACCTTACGTCACAGGCTGTGTTGACCAAACTTCCTGTGCCGGTACCGTACCATCAACCGCAAGCTCCCGTTCCCACTAAGTACTGTCACCAGCGTGAGTCAGGTTCATCCCCATGGGCTTGTTTCGGTTGCACAGCTTTCATCCGACGGTGTAATCGGAGCTGTCTTGGCCTTCACCTTCGGTGCAGTAGCGTGCACCCGCTAATTGGCTCGTCGAACTCACCGCGTAGGTCGGCAGTCCACTGAAGGTAATTCGGGCAGCAGGGAAGGGCCTCCCTATTTTACACCTTTTCGTTTAATTGGCCATTGTATACCCTTGACATTTGCAGGGAAGCTTCACATTCATGGCCTAGAAACGCTTATATGCGGCGGTAGCTACATCTGAGCTGAGAAAAGATACCGCAGGCGCTGCCTACTCACACACTCTACCCCTGAGTGTGCGCCCCGGTTTTGCCACGCCTTCCGTTCACTAACGAATGTGTCCAGGCTCCAAAGCCACGTCACACACCCGCCAG